GCGCTCTTGTTCCATTTGAGCTTGACCGATGCGACCGACACCGACTTGGCGGTGTAGTCCTTGGTTTGCCCATAGGCTCCGCTTTGGTCGATGAGGTTGGTGTTGGTCATGATTCGCTGTCCTTGTCCGTGGTGGCTGTCTGGCGGATTGTCAGCTCGATGTGCTCGAGGATGCCTGTGTCTTGGTTCTTGCCTTTGGCGGCGTCCATGATGCGGTAGGTGCGCCCTGCTTCGTCGATGACTATGTAGTAGGCGATCAGCACGGCTGGGTTGGTGCTTGGGAGTTCTTCTGGCTTCGCGTAGAGGAGCGTGTCTGAGTCGAGTGGGGTTGCGCTTGCGCCTGCTCGGATTTCGCTGCTGTTGATTTCGTCAACGATGACGTTGATGGTCTGTGCTTGTCCGATTTGCTCGTTGCCTGTAAGGGTGCCGTAGTGGACTTTGGCGATGCTCCAGGCTTCGATGCCGTTCGGGAATGCTTCGAAGACCGTCATCGGCAGCACCTCGGGGAGATTTCGCAAACGTCGACGCCGATGGAGCAGTCTGAGTAGCGCTCGATGACGTCGCCATATTGCTGCGCGATTCTTGCGAAAGCGTTGGCGGCAGTCGATTTGCGGAAGTTTACTGAAAAGTTTCGGACGTGTTTGCTCTCGACCTCGCCGGCCGCGCCTTGGTTTGAGATGACGGCCGCGATGAAGTTCGCGAACGCCTCCTCGAGGTCGGCCGGGCATGGGTCTGGGAGTTCGTCCAGGCATAGGAATGACGCGAAGCGGATTTCAGCCGCGCCCTTGATGGTCGCCCATTGGGCTTCCGTGTAGTTTGTGGTCATTCCTGTGAGGAATTTGAAGTCGTCTTGCGTCATTCTTTTTGCCTTTCTTGCGGATTATTAGGAAGCGCTTCCGCCGAGCGTGATGGCGACTGCTGCGCCGGCCTTGATTAGCGAGCCACCGCGAGCCTGCTCAGCGAGCATGACGTTGGAGTTGGTGCTTAGGTCGAAGTCGGTGTAGGTGCGTGGGGTCGATTCGCCGGTCAAACCATAGCTCTGGTTGGCGAATACGATGACATCGCAGGAAGCAGCTTCCATCCATTTCGGAGCGTAGACCGCAGTCGCGCCGAGAATATCCTCGATGCGGGAGCCTGGAGCGACGGCGTAGTCGCCGTTGGTTTTCTTGGCCTGGCGGAATGCCTTGATGGCGGATTTCTTCGCGATGAAGATGAGGCCGCCCTCTGCGTCGATTGCGCTCTCTGCGTCGACAGATGCGTCGTAGAGGTTGCCATCGCTTGTGATGCTCGTGGCGAGCTTGGTGCCGATGCCAGAAGCAGCGGTTGCGTCAGCGTAGATGCTGTAGAAGCCGCGGGTGCCGTCGAACATGCGATAGTCTGGAGTGCCGCTTGAGCGACCGTCGCCGATGACTGCTGCGCGAGCGATTTCGGCGATGATAGCGTCAACGAGTTCAGCTGCGCGGATGTCGAGCAAGCCTGGGTTCTCTTTGACTTCCAAGGCATCGAGGTCGAGCTTCTTGTAGACCATCTTGTTGTAGACGCTGCGGATGGTGTCGGTGATGCTTTGGTTGAGCTTGGTTTCGCCTTTCTTGTGGCCATGTGCGCGACCATATTCGCCATCGCCGCCCTCGAGCAGGTTGATCTGGTAGCCATTGCCGCCTAAGTTGCGGAAGTGGCTGAGGATGCGAGCGCTGTCGGTGTTGCCGGCGTTGATTGCGTCGATGAATAGCGCGTTGATGTCGATTGGAAGTGCGAGGCCCGTGATGCCGTCAGCCATGCTGGCTTTGTGGCCTGCGAGTTCGTTCGCCCAGGCAGCCTTGAAGCCTGCGTCGAATTTGCCGAAGCGACCTGCTAGGTCAGCGAATTTCTGCTTTGCTTCGGTGCTGGTGCGCCAGTCGGCGACCTTTGTCGCTTCCTGTTTGACGGCGCTGTCTTTGATGATGATGACAGGGCTCTTGAGGGAGTCTGTCGTTGGTTCTGCCGCTTCGCCCTCATCTTTGGCGTCAGCGGTTGGTTCGGTTGCACTCTCTGGGGCGTCGGTTGTGAAGCTGTCGACAACCTCGGCGAGTTCGCGCTTGATAGCAGCGTTCTCATCCGGAGTGAGCTGGTCGATTGCCATTTCTTGATTCTCCTTTGTGGTTGATTTGTTACCATTCCCGGCATCGGCAGCCCTTGTGGCCCTTGCTTCTGTCGGTTTATGGTCGATTGTCTTAGCGCGCGGATCGTTCCCGGTCAGCACCATCGAGATCTCGCGCAGAATCCCGATAGGTTGGTCGATTTCGTAGCCTGTGCCGTAGTAGCCGTCCTCGTAGTAGTCGAAGCCGATGCTGTAACTCGCGTTTTCGCTGATGGCCCATGCGTGGTCGGCGAGTTGGTCGTCATTCGCAAAATACATTCTCGCGTGGAGGCCGTCTTCTTCGAGCCAGACGCGGCAGTCGCCGAACACTTTGGCGATGCTTGGCACGAGCGCCCATTCGCCGTCTGGGCCTAGCACAAAGTCGCCGTGGTCGGCTTGGGCTTTGACGCTGTATTTCTCGGTTTGCTTGTCTGGATTGGTGGCGAGGTCGGTGATCTTGTAGAGTTCGCCGTTGAAGCCCATGACGTAGAGTTCGTCGAGCGGGCGGGTTTCGCCGCTTTCCATTACGAGGCCGCTATTGGCCAGGATGTTGCGAAAGCGCCGCTTTGCGCTTGTCGCGTTTGTCTTTGAGTCGAGCATTGCTCGGATGTGTTGCGCTTTCATGGTTTGATTTTCTCCATTCATCAGACCGACTAACTGCCGATGTAAATCATCCCGATATTGTTGCGAACTCCGCCGCTGATGAGCGTGTTGTTTTCGTCGTAGTAGCTGAGCGTGTCGCCCGATGTCAGCGAGGCGATGGCTTTGACGGAGATGTTGCCCCAGTCGCCAGCCCCCGCGCGTGAGTCGACGCCCTCGGCGAGTGCTGTGCTCCCGTTCTTCTTAATTGTGCAGACCCTTGCGACGTTTGATTGTCCGCTGGGTGGGTTCCAGCTCATCTGGGCGAAGATGAGATAGGTGCCGGTCTTTGGGCAGGTGATGGTGAGGTTGCCTGAGTCTTTGAAGACGTGCGGGATGGTCGACCATTTGAGTTGCTCGGCCGTGATTGAGTTTGATGGAACTGGCGCTCCTGTTTCGGCTTTCGAGCCTTGCGTGATGATGCCGCTCGAGATGCTCGTGGTGCCAGATGCGATTGTGATTTTCGCAAGCACGACGTAGTAGGCAGTCGTGCCGATTCCGCCGTCGGTTGTGATGGCTGAGCGGATTGTGCTGTTGTTCGGTTCGACGGGGTTGGCGGCTGCTGTGCCTTTAGCGACGCAGATGCCGCAAGCTGCAGGGTTGTCTTGGGTGCTTTGGTCGCCCTCTGGGCTTGCGTTGACGTAGGCGACGATTGAGTCGATGCGCGAGTAGGTTGATGGGGCGGCCGAGATGTTGACCTCGACTGGTGCTTCGCTGATGTTACTGATTGTGGTGCGGTTTCCGCTCGCATCTTCTGCGATTGCGACGTCCCTTGTGCCGGATGTTCCGCCGACCGCGACTGTCATGCCTGAAACTGGCGAGCATGCCCATCCGCTCACGATTCCTTTCGATAGCGACTGGGTGAGGTTGTTGAATGCCTTGACGCTCGTTCGGCCTTTGAATGCCGCCGGTGTGCCGATTGCATTATTCGGATTTGTCATTTGCCTCCTTTCGGCTTGTTAGGTAGCCATCAAAGGTGGCCACCTTGATGTTGATGTCTTGAGCGCCGCATCGCTTGCAGTTGATGCGCGCCTTGATGCTGGTGTCGGTGTCGCCGAGTGTGCGCCCGCATTTCGGGCATTTTATTGCGATGCTCATTGGAGCTCCTTTATGTCGAGCGACTCGTCGAAGTAGCAGCGGCAGTTGACGTGTGCGCTCGGGATTTCGCCCTGGTCGTTCCAGAAGTCGTGGCGGAATGCGAACACTTGAGAGTTTTCGAGCGTCTTGCCGTTCGGGAGGGTTGTGCCGGCTTCTTTGACGACCTCTTCGTTGTATGCTTGGCCGATGTAGATGCTCTGGCCGTCCATGGCTGCACAAACGTCGCAGGTGTTGCTGTCTTTGGTGCAATGCCATGTGAGCTTGAGCTTGTCTGCGAAGCCCATGCGCTCGGCGATGTCTTTGTCTTGCTCTAGGCGGCCGGAGCGGAATGCGTAGACCGTTTCGTTGCGGGCGATGATCGCGGCTCGGGCGCTTGGGATGATTTCCTCGAGTTTCTCGCGCATTTCTTCGGCTGTCATTTCTTCGGCGTTGTTTAGCACCGCAGTCATGCGCTCGCGGGTTTCTTTCGAGTAGTCCTCAACGATGGTGTGGGTGCGCTCTTTGATGCGGTCTGTGAGTGCGTCGCTGATGTCGATTCCCTGCTCGATGGCTTTCTCGATGATCGCCTTTGTTTCCGGCTCGTCGAATAGTTCCTCGAGTCGTTCGAGGCCATATTCGCCGCCGCGTTCGGCTTCGTCGATTAGGAGGCTGATGAGCTCGTCTTGGACGGCTTCGAAGTCATAGTTCGGGTTCTCCGTCACGATGGCGCGGGCGAGGCTGATGAGTTTGTCGTAGATGGTCTTGGCGGTGCGTTCATCGTCGCCGAATGCGACCGGGATGGCGTCTGTGTGGTGGCAGACGTGCTGGTGTGCGTCCGTTTTGGGCTCTATTTTCGGCTCTGTTGGCGTTTTGTCGGCAGAGTTGAGTTCGCGTATGGCTTGGAGCTTTGCGAGGGCTCTGTCGGCTTCTCGTGCGCTCTGGATGCCGATGCCTGCGTTGAACCAGTAACTATTGAGTTTCAGCGCCTTGGTGGCGTAGTCGCTCGATGCTCCTGCCTGGATGAGCTTGATGAGTGTTTCGGCGTTCCTGGCGTTGGTTTCGGCTTGGGTTTTTAGTCGCTCGGTAAGGTCTGGGATTTCGAGGTCGAACTGGATGCCGTAGCCGAGGCCGCCTGTGATGCGGTCGAGTTCGTGCTGGAATTGGCTCCAGAATGTGATGAGTGCCGGGTAGACTCGGCGCTTGATGAACTGGTAGTCTGAAAGCTCCGCGTTGTCGTATTTGGCCGAGCTGTCATCGCCGAGGATGAAGTTCGAAACGCCGACGCTCTTGTTGAGCTTGTCGTTGACGATCGTGACGATGTCTTTGATGGCGAGGGTGCTGTTCGGGGCTTGGATGGTCTTGACCTCGATTTGGTCTTTGGTTTCGCCCGTGTCTGGGAGCATCTGTCGCCAGATGTAGACCGTCTTGTTCGCGTTATTTGCTCCGCGGGTCTTGGTTTCGAGTTCTTTGCGCACGGCATCATATTTCTCTTGGGTGCTTGCCGTGATGAATGTCAGCGTGGCGGGGATGGCTCCGTTCTCGAAGTAGCTCCGCTGGTATTGGCTGATTACGTCGTCGACCTGCGTCCAGATGCGCACGGCGGTTGCTGGAGAAACGCCTTGGTCTGGGTTGTCTGGGTTGCGACTGAAGCGGAGCGTCATGACCTCGTCTTGGGTCAGAGTTTCGATGTGGCCGTCAGCGCCTTGGACTTGCCAGGTGTATTCGTGGCCGTTCCATAGGCGGGCGGCGGCTGGGATGACCGTGTAGCCGATGATGCGCTTGCCTTGCTTCCATGCGTGGATGTAGAGCTGGTCTTTGGTCAGCCATGTGCTGAACATGAGGTCGGCGAATTCCGCCCATCCCATGTCTTCGTTCGGGTAGTTGAGCAGGTTCAGCTCCGGGGTGCGGTTCTTTGGGAGTTTCGCGCCGTTTGCGCCCACGCCATAAGGGCGGACGAGCTTCATGTCGTTGACGAGCGGGCGGACTTGGGCGAATAGGTTCTCGTAGTCGCTGCAGAGTGGCGAGCTGAAGAATTGGTTGCGGATTTCTTGGGCGATTCTCTGCGATTCGCGTCGGCGAACGTCCATCATGCGCTCGCGCTTTGCATCTTGCCGCTTAGCGAATAGTGCCATCTATGACCTCCGCTTTTCTTGTGCGTTTTTTGGTGGTTTTTGCTGGTTTTGCCTCGGGTTTGATGAAGTCTTCGACGTTTTCGCTGAATGTCGTGCCGTCCGTGATGAATGGCAGCCGAGTGATGCCTGCGTAGATGGCTTCTTTGCATAGTCTTGAGCCCTCCGGGCTTGCGAAGCTGATTGCGGTGCATGGGATGTTGGATTTCTTGGCCTTTGCGATGGTTTTCTCGCCCCATTTCTTGCGAGCACCGCAGAGTGGGCAGTCCTGGTAGACGATCGTGAGCATATTATTCGCTCCCAGCTTCGGCGATCTTCTTGGCGATGGCGGTGCGGATGCTCTCGTCGAGCATTTGCACGGCGCGCTCTCCGCCTGTGAGGTAAGCCTGCAGATATTGCTTGTCTGAGCCCGTCATCTTCGTGCGGATGAATTCGAGGACGTAGGCCTCGTCATCTGGGAAGCATGATGCGAGCGTTTCTTCCGCTTTCTTGGTGTTCGCTTCGGTGTCAAAGCGGAGCCTCTCGAGGCGGAGCTTGGTTTCCTGGTCGAGTTGGGCTGGTGTGCAGTCTTTGCCGCCGAAGCCGACCGGCTGGATTCCTGAGAATTTGAGCATCTTTTTCTCCTTGTTTTATGGTCTGATTGTGTCGAGCCATCAGACCGAGAAAAAAGCACCCCTCTCGGTGGCGCTTTCTTAAAAGTCGAAGCGGGGCTTGCTTAGGTCGTCTATCGCGTAACGCAAAGCGTCCATGAGGTGGTCGTTGCCGTCTTGTGGCTCGTTGATTCGCTCGCCCGTGCGGGTCTTCCGCCATGCGTAGCTCAGATATTCCCGTTCGAGGTCTTTGCCTTCGTAGATGATTTGACGCTGCTGGACGCGGTCGATTCCGCGCATGACGCTCCCCGCGTTCTTGTCTGCTGGCACGATGCGATAGCCCGCCTCGCGGATTGTGGCGATGATTTCCGGGCGTGCTGAGTCTGCGACGATGAGGATGCTGGGGTTGACCTTGGCCGTCTGGAGTGCTTCTGGGTATTGGTCGGAGCGGAGTTCGCTCTCGTAGATGAGTTCTTTGATGATGAGGCCTCCGTCTTCTGTTTCTCGGATTTCAACGAGCGCCGTCTGATCGTTGAAACCGAAGTCGAGGCCGTAGCGCACGAGCCGTGTGGTGATCTTAGTGTCGGCTTCTGTAAGCTTGCGCCAGCCGTGGTAGATGTTGCCCTCGAGCGAGCCGATTTGGCCGAGTCCATAGACCGTCCACCAGTTGCTCGGCTTTTCGCCGGGTTTCGGTCGGTGTTCTTCGATGTATGTGCGGATGTTCGGGTTGAGTGCCTCGTTGTCGAGGTATGTCAGGATGATGAAGTCGGTTTGCTCTGGTTTCTTAGCGATGAGCTCCGTGTGCGCCCAGAATTCGCTCGTCGGGTTGTAGTCGATGATGATCTTGTCGCCCGTGCGCGCTGCGAGCTGGTCGAATGTTTCCCAGTCCATGTCGTTGGCCTCGTTGACGAATAGCAGGTCGCGCGCTGGGCCGTGCGCGTCCATTTTGTCGACGCTGATGAATTCGAGGATGGTGTCGTTGGCGAATGTGTAGGTCTTCGACGACCCGTTCCATCGCTCGGGCTCCCAGATGCCGGCGTTCTTCATGATGGTCTGAAAGTCGCGGATGGCGCCCTTGGCGAGGTGCGGGTATGATATGCCCGCGACGCTCGCGATTTTGCTCGGGTATGTCTGGCACCAGCTGATGATGAGCATCATGATGGGGTAAGTCTTGCCGGCGCGCATGCCGCCCTGTGCGACGAGGTAGCGCTTTGGACTGATGAATAGCGGCTTGAGTTTTTTGAGCGCCGTGGTGATTGCGTTATTGGCCATTGTTGAAAATCCTCTTGTCGATGAAGTAGAAAATCACGCCGCCGATGAGGTTCGCGATTGCCGCGCTGATGATTGGCCCGGTCGGGGCGAGCCATGCGATGCAGGGCGCGAGGATGATGGTGCTGGCCTGCCAGCGCATCAGATAGAGCACGAATTGGCGTGTCTTCTTGATTCTCATCAGTCGACCTCGTAGCGGCATTTGTCGGGGAATTGTGCGCGAATCCATTCGCCTGCTTCGGTTTGAGCGAATGCGTAGTCGTCGGTGCTGATGATTTCTTCGTCTTTGAGTCCTGGGCGGCTTCCGAGCGCCGTCTTGCAGTCGTGCATCTGCTCGCCTCCGATGGCGTGGTGGTTGCCATATAGGGCGCGGAGCATTGGCTCGTCTGGGTATTTCTTCAGCGTTTCGAGCATCTTTGCTCGGTTTATCAGCATGGGCTTGTGGAGCGCGTAGTTCTTCGTGCCGAGGCCGTCATGGTGGAGCGTTCTCATGAGTCGGCGGAGTTGGCGCGTGTATTCTGTGATTCTTCCTCCGTGTCGGCTCTCGATTTTGGCGATGTGGTCTTGCAGTTCGCCGGTGTAGTATGGCGGGAGCTTGGTGGTCGGCTTCATGATGAAGAAGTCGTCGTTGAATAGCCAGAAGCTTGACGTGAGTTCGTCGCAGGTGCAGGCGCGCTCCATGAGCAGGCGGGTGTTCTGCCATTTGGTCGGCTGGGTCTGCTCGACGTTGATGATGCGGTCGGGGTTGAACTCGTAAGGGCAGAAACCGAAGATGAAGACCTTGCCGTGTGGGAAGTTCTTCTCGATGCTTCGGAGCGAGTAGCGCAGCTCCTCGTTGTGGGGCGCGTTTTTGACGAAGTAGACGATGTCAAAGTCTGCGGTGTTCATAGTGTGATTCCTCCGAATGTGTCGTGGTAGCATTTCGAGCTCCAATGCTCGACTTGTATGTCGCAGATGGCCTCTCGGATGTCTGCGTCGATTGAGGTGGCGGCGATGTTGGCGAGCTTTTGGCTTTGTAGGCATAGGTCAGCGCGTGAGCGATTTCTTGCGAGGCTGTCTGGGTTGTCGTGGTGGCGCTTGAGGGCGACCATGTCGGCCGGGGCGTGATAGATGCGGTTGTCGGCCTCCATGCAGCGGATGTTGAATTCTTCGTCCTCGCCGAAGCGCATTTCTTCATCAAAGCGCAGGTGGTATTTCTCGATGAATTCGCGCTTATAGAGTTTGTTCCAGATGCCGTAGAAGTTCTTCGTGCGCCGTCCGAGCGAGTAGATGCGCTCCACGTCGGCATTCTTGACGATTGTGTGGTCT